GCAACTGCTAACACTGTTGAGTTATTCGCTATGCGTATGGCAATTGCGGAACGTGCGATAGATGTTAATATACGAGCGCAAAAGACTCCATTCGTTTTAGTGACGAATCAGAATAAGCGTCTATCGATGATGAATGCACTTGATCAAGTAGAGAAGAATGCGATGGCTCTGGTAGTTGAGCAGAATCAGCTAGATACAGAATCATTTAAAACTCTTCAAACGCAAGCGCCATTTGTAGCAGATAAGTTAACGGATTATAAGATGGGAATTTGGAATGAATTCTTAACATTCTTGGGCGTAGATAACATCTCTGAAAAGCGTGAACGTATGATTAGTGCTGAAACGATGAGCAATAACGAATGTGTCAACTTGAACATGATGGCCGGACTTAAACCACGTGAAAAAGCTGCTAAAGAATTCAATCAGAAATATGGAAAGAATATCGAAGTCAAGCTTCGCTCTGATGTTTACAATATTATTAAGAATACAGAATCTATCGTAATGGATTCCATCGATAATCAAGATGCAGAAAATATTGAGAAGCTGGAGGTAGCAAATGGCTAGATATACAGTTCAACTTCGCAAGGTAATCGAAACTGTTGGCGAAGATCAAGTACTAAAATGGTTTCAAGATTACGACTTAACTAACTATCTTACTTTTGAAGAAATCAAGGTTATTACAGATAAAGGTACATGGAGTCCAGCTCGTCTAGCTCGAAAGATCATCGACCATTATTATATGGACGAAATCGGATCAGAAACTGTCGCTCTGTTTAAGCATCGTGTTAAAGTAGCGATGCAAGAAATCATGGAAGAAAAACTGCCATTGATCTATTCGGCCAGCTTACAATACAACCCACTAACTAACGTTAATTACACTGAAACATATACAGGTGAAAACACCACTGCTAATACAACTTCTAGTAACTCTACTGCTACTTCAGATTCCAGTGGTTTAACGGTATCATCGGATACACCTCAAGGACAGATTAATAAGCAGGCTATCTTAAATGGTACTTATGCTTCGAGTACTTCAGCAAATGAAATTGAAGATACTGCTAACACTACTTCATCTGGTGAATCTAACGGAACTGGTACGCAAGTTTACACTAAACACTTTGAAGGTAATCAGGGTATTAGTGCTACATACCAGAAAATGATTGAACAGTATCGTGATAATATCCGGATGATAGATCGTGAGATTATAGAAGATTTACGTGACCTGTTTATGGTAATCTATTAATAGAAAGGAAAGGAATGAACAACGATATAAACGAAAAAATTGTACACGCCGCTCCAGTGCCGCCATTCGTGCGATTCGTAGCTTCTGCTGTGCCAATGGTGTTCGATAACTCTTTGAGTTATTATGAAGCTCTTTGTGCGCTCTGGAAATGGATGCAGGATAACTTAGTTGATGTTATTAATAACAACGCTACAGTTACTGAACATTATATTGAGATGGACGAAGAAACTCGTCAGTTATTTATTGAACTTAAAAGCTATGTAGATAACTATTTTGATAATCTTGATGTGCAAGAAGAGATTAACAATAAACTTGACCAGATGGCTGAAGATGGCACTCTACAAGAAATCATTACTACTTATATTCAAGCTAACGTAGCATGGACTTTTGACACTGTAGCTGAGATGAAAACTGCTACTAACTTGGTAGATGGTAGTTATGCTCGTACTTTAGGCTTCTATAACATTAACGATCAAGGTGGTAGTCTATATAAGATAAGCGATACCGGTTCAGCTAATGAAAGAGATGTCATTGCTGTTGGCGCTTTATTTGCTGTTAAAGTACACCAATCAAGTGTAAATGTTGAGCAATTCGGTGCTAAAGGTGATGGTGTTGCTGATGATACTGAAAGTATCCGCTCTGCCTTAACCAGTGGTGCTTCTAAAGTAAATTTTGTTAAAGATAAAACATACATGGTAACACCATATAATGTACTTAATGAGCATGGTTTACTTATTCCTAGTGGTGTTACTGTTGATTTGAATGGTGCTACTGTAAAGGTAATTACCAATACTGAACCTAAATACAAGGTATTCTCTATTATCGATGCTGACCATGTAACTCTTAAAAATGGTAAGATCACTGGCGATGTTGAAGGTCATACCGGCACTGGTGAATGGGGATATGGTGTTTCTATTATTCACTCTACGAATGTGATACTGGATAACCTCTATATTGAAAAATGCTGGGGTGATGGTATTAACATTAACTTTGAAGATACCACTAAATATTATAGTGATAATATTACGATCACTAACTGTATCTGCGATAACAATCGCCGTCAAGGTATGAGTATTGAAGCTGGTAATAACATCCATGTTGAACATTGTCAATTTATCAATACCGGCGGTATCAAGCACACTAACCCATCTGCTGGTGTAGATATTGAGCCTTTGGTAAGTAACCAGACACTCAACAATATTTACTTCGGTGATTGTCTATTTAAGAATAATTACGGTATGCAATTCGTAGGTGGTGGTAGTCAAGAAAACAGTATCAATGTTAACAATATTACTATTGATAACTGTCAATTTATTGAAGCCTCATCACCATCGGATTATATCTTCTCTATCCGCTATATGACTGATAGTAAAATCATAAATAGCGTGATTGATGGTCTACAACAAATGACTATCTCTCCGAAGAATGATTTTATCTTTGATGGTAATGTTGTCAGAAGCGAAGATATTATGATCCGTCCTGTGTATAGTGAAAATAGTACTTACTACTTCAGAAACAATACTTTTAAAACCCCTACTAACACTAAATCTGGTATTGGTTATCTTCATAACTATACAACTGCAACTAGCGGCAGGAATAACACTGTAGTAATTGATAATAACAAGTTTATCGATAAGACCAGCGGATCATATATCTACGATTATGGCATGATCTTCTTGATTCAAAATCGTGGTATTGATAAAGCTATCATCACTAATAACTATATTGAAGGTAGTGGTGATGGTATAGCAGTATCCTGTTCATCTATTATCAAGTATAATACTATTGTTGGTACTAAAACGCATGGTCTGTCGCTATTATCTAGCGTTACTGAAGGTGTTGAGGTTTACCATGATATCGAAGATAATAACTTCCAAAACTGTGGCTCTGACGGCACTATTATCTTTAACGCTTATCGTAAAAACTTAGTAATTAGGAATAACCTATACTGGCCAATTTACTTTAACTCTGGTATTGGTGATACTGACAGACCAAAAACAGGATGGTTAACCTATAACAGTAACTTAACTGGTTACAAGTTAATTGAAAATAATACCATTCTAACGGTAACGTCATAATTACTTAATTGTAAAATCCGTAGGCATAAGTACGACTCCACCATCAGTGTGGACGTACTTAAGCTTGCGGCCTTTTTCACCTATCTCTTCATCAGTAAATGCTTCAGTAGTAAAGCCAATGTTGAAGTTATCGAAAGTGACTAGATGAGATAAACGCTTCGGCATTCCGGCCACTGTTGAATGAATTACTCCGTCTATCTCTTCGATGTAACATTTTTGCCTTAAGAATCTGCCTCTAGTCCATGTAGCTTCGCAATCCCATGCGCCTAGTTCATATGGATCTATTTTTATATATTGTTTCAATTCTTCTAAATCTTCTTTATCTAGTAAACAGTGAATAGAATCAGTATCACTGTAAACATATGCATCGTAACCTTTATTTTTCATACTCCACTCTCTGATCAGTTGACTAGTTTCAATAATATATTTACGTGCATATGATGTAATAAAAGTAGCTACTGGAATGTAAATCGGTTTACGTTCCTCTGTAGGTAACATCGCAAAATGTAACTCACCTTCTTTTAATACTGGTGCTTTTTGCCGGCCAATTGGGTTAGTGGCCATCTTGCCATATAGATTATTTAGCATCAGCTTTGATAGTAAATATTGCGGTCTATTACCTTCTTTTTTCGCTTTAATTTTCTGCTCCGTCCAGTAGTTAATATAATTGGTAAAAATACCTCTGGCCTTCTTGAACTTCCATCCGCCTTGCCATTCGATTACATTGACATCATATTGGTGAAAGAATAGCTCTAGATCCGGATTCGTTAAGGTCATGGTAACTATCTCGCCACGACTTGATTCGATGTATTCATTAGGCATGAAACTAGGGCAGCTCTTGAGCTGAATAGATGGAATCTTATCCGGTTTAATATCGAAAGTGCAAGTTAAACGCTGTGTATAAAGCGGATAGAAACTGTCATATTTGTACTTGCCTTCAAATGGTTCTGGTAAAGAATATGGTAGCCATTCTTGAACCATCTTCGCTGGATACATTGAGTTAACATCCAGCGTTAATCCTGCGCCAGTAGTTTTTTCTTTGTACTTCGGTGATAGATAAGTAAATCCACCTTTGTAACTCTTGCGAATATCTGCGTCTACATCGATTGGTAAAACTGGAAAGAGATACTTAAAGTTTTTGCACATGGATTTAAAAGAGTGTAAGGCATTAGCTCCTACTGTCATCTTTGTCATATCCTGCTTATATAGAATATCTAGCGCAAGTGCCATGATTTTTACGTCATTCCGGATATAGTCTACTTCGTGCGGTGTTAGTTTATGACCGATTGCACGTTTAGCAGTGTAGTCTAGTGTTAGTTTACTGATCGGTAAATCGAAAGACTTCGCTATTTCATCAACAGAGAAGTTTAATAATTTTAGTGAATCGTGAAACGTAACTTTATTTACTTTATGGCCTTTAACTTTAAAATATACTTCAATAGCGTAAAATTGCCCCATGTCTGTAATTAAGGTAGTAAAGCTACGATCGTGACGATTCTTTTTATCTGCTACATATTCGAAGTTATGCTTCAGTAACCATGATAAGATAAATTCACCATCGAATTTAAGGTTATGGAATAGGCATAAATAATTTTGCTTCGGATTCTGACACCACTCCATAAAATCGTCTAGCGAGTTACCATAAATAAAGTTATCTGGATCTCCTATTTCGCAGATGGCATAAGCCCATACCCTACAATCGTCTAGATCAGTAGTGGTTTCAAAATCGCAAGCGAACTTGCGCATTTTGTACCTCTCTTAACTAAGTTTTTCTATTAACTTTTCTAATAGTGCGTTATATGCTTCTTTATTATCTTCTTCATCTATCTCACCAATTTCAGCTTTGTTACGCTGGTATTGATCAGTAATTGCTTTAAACGATGGTTCGGTTGCATATAGTTCTAATAACTCTTGCGGTGATAGCTGCTCGATATACTCACTTATCCTACGTAATAAAGACGGTGGTATATCCCCTTTATAGGCATTAAAAAATAGCATACGTTGAAAGTTATTATAAAACTGTTCATCTTTAAGAGTCTTTTGCTCTGGTGTAAATAGATTCTTATTAAATATATTTATCTGTTTTATATCTAAGGTGCGAATATCTCTAGCTAAATAGTTCATCTTAGCACGTAGATTAGCTGCATATTCGCCTTGCATCATTGGATAACGTGTTTCGATACTGTTTATTTTATCGTATTCACGCTGTAACGCTTCGATCGCTTTATTCGCTTCACCTTGACGATACATGAATAGTTCATTCGTACCTAGAAGGCCTGTTTCAGTTTCTTCTACAATACCGGCACTGGTAAATTCACTTAATTGATTCAAGCGTTTACGTAAATCTCGGCGATTATCTATACCGGCTCGAATTTCTTTAGTGCTGACCTTATCTGGAAGTAGTGCCGCACTCACACCCTTAGCTTCGAGCCTGCGGATCTTTGCATTAAATGACTTTACTGTTTTTCTGATTTCTGCCTTTAGTTGACTGTCATAACGTATTGCCATATAATGTAAGCATCCTATTTAAAATTGATATTCATTAAGCAGGCCGAACGTGTCGACCTGCTTTTTTGTTAACTACTTGCTAATTTCGCTAAGTGCGCTCTTGGTTGCGCCTTCTTTAACGTAAACAGCACGTAAGCTGGCACTAGTGCCTTTGCCGAATTTATTATCGTAATCATAAGCTGCGGCCATCAAGTTGATGATTGCGCCATAACCTAGGGCTTTCTCATCAAGATTATTTGCGCCACCAAATTGAGTGTAATCGCTTAACTTGAAAGTATATTGCTTAGTATCAACGCCATCTTTAGTAGTGTAATCTTTAAACTTAGCCACACCACCATTGATGTTATTATCTTTTACCCAAATACTAATTGCATCTTGAGTAGCTTGATCAGTTGCATCGATCACGATGTTGCGGCCAAAACCACGATCTTCGAGATCAGCGAAAATTACTTTTACATCAAATAATTGAATTTGTTTAGTATTATCTTCCATTGTATTAATTCCTTATGTTAAATATGCTTTATCTTATTTGATTTAAAAATTCTCTTTACTTCATTTGTGTCCTTTCTTTTATATATTAATTATAGCAGGAATATTCCATTTTTAACCTGTTAAATTGGAATATTCTTTTCCACAGGTGTGCAAAACTTTGTGCAAAAGTGCAAAACTTGTTACAATAACAGATGAGGGTGATAGAGTACTGTTAAATCTAGGTAAACAAGAGCGGAAAGCCATTGTGTGCAATTCCATTCGAAAAGAGTGCCGCCGCCTAGTTCCTCTTGAATTGAGGGGTTTAGCAACTCTATCATTTCTCAATCTGGTGGTGATATGTTTTACGATTTTAATAAACTGTTAAGTTACAATGCACTTCTGAACTTCGTGATCGGCGAGCGTGGTGTCGGTAAATCCTTCGGTGCTAAAAAGTTCGTTATAACGGATTATCTTAAAAACGGTAACGAATTTGTCTATATCCGCCGGTATAAGACGGAGCTAGATAACGCATATGAAGGATTTTTTGATCAGTTACAAAACGAAGGTTTATTTTTGGATCATCAATTCCGGATTACTTCATCGAAGAAAAAGATAGATAAATTCTATATAGATAAAGAGGTGTTCGGTTACGGAATTCCTCTATCTACTGCCAATATTTTAAAGTCCGCTTCTTTTCCTAAAGTTAAAACTCTTATCTTTGATGAATTCTTAATAGATAACGGTACTTATCACTATCTGCGGAATGAAGTAATTCAGTTTCTTGACGTGATTGAAACGATCGCACGACTTAGAGATGTACGTGTAATCCTGTTAGGTAATGCTATTACGATTTCGAATCCTTACTTTGATTTCTTTAAGTTAACGCTGCCTTATAACTCTGAATTTAAAACATTTAAAAACGGCACGATCGTAGTTAACTATATTAAAAATCAAGCATATCGAGATAAGAAGAAGTCCACTCGATTCGGTCAACTGATTGACGGTACAGAGTACGGTGAATACGCTATAGATAACGCCTTCTTGAGGGATAATGATTCATTCTTAGCGAAACGAGATAAAGATGCTAAAGTATTTAGCACTATCATCCTAAGAGGTGAGAAGTACGGTATCTGGCGCAATTGGAAAACTGGTTTCGTATATATCTCGAAAGATTTTGAACCTTCTAATCCTTGCGTATTTGCCTTTGATATTAATGATCATAACGAACATACTATTTATACTAAAGCTCGTAACTCTACATGGTTTCAACCGGTGCTAAACGCTTATAAGATGGGATGTTTATTCTTTGAAAGTCAAAAGATAAAGAATGATTTTACATCTATAATTGGGCGGTGCATGGTATAATAAAAGTGTTGCATTTATCATTTGTGTCCTCAATTGCATAAATCAACTTCCTGTTTTAGTCGGTCACTTTGCGAGGGTGACCGATTTTTATTTGTGTATACTACAGTGTCGTATTCCGACACCATGCTTCCAATGCTGCAAGGCATTTTTCAAGGTCATCGTCACTTAGATTTTGCTTGGCTTGTTCCTTGGCCTTCTCGACCAATTTCTTTTTTAGTTGATCTCTTGTCATTCCTTCATTTAATTCCCTTCCACATAAAGGACAAAATTTTATATCCTTTATCCTTCCGTAACAATATCCACTATCATATGAAAATATTAAATCATATCTGTTAGCTATTTTGTCATAATCTATATAACATATTTCATCATTTTCTACATATGCACCATCACATGGATAATAACGCTCATTTCTCATTAATAGCATATTACATATGTTACACGTCATTAAAATTTCCTCCAAAATTTAGAACTATCAATAAAATGAAACTCATCGTCATATTCTGCGATCCAATCGATTTCAAACAACGCTCTAAACTTTAACTCTCGCATTCTTCCTCCGCCTCACATAAAGTTCCGCACAACCAACATTCAGCATCGTCTTCTTCCTCTTTGGGGATTACCATTATCTCTCCACACTTAGGACAGGTAACTATTGCCACTTCGTCTGCGCTCATTCTTCCCCACTTTCAATCTCATGGGCTGTCGCTATCCACAGACCATCTTTTTCAATCATTGTGTAGCCCTCTGGCAGGTAATACTCGCTCATTTTTCCTCCTCC